TGAATGTTGGCGGGCTGTATCTCTCGCCCGCTTTTTTCGTACACTTCAAGGCCCAAACTGGCAACCGTGGACGCGATTTTATACGTGCAAGCGTAGACGGTGGAGATAGTAAGCGCCGTGGTTTCGTTGATATTCGCGCCGCTTACCGTGTGCCCAAAAATACCAAGCTCGTTTGGAATTGCTTGGCTGTCGTATTTACCGACTCGGTAGCGCAATAATGCGCCTAATCTGTCGCGAAGTGTTGCCATATTGGTCGCAATTTACGAAAGGGAAATTATGTCGAAATAAGCTTCCTCGACCTGTGGCGTTTTCATGTGCTCGCCAATAGCCATTACCATAGCTACGATTGGGTCAATTTTTCCGCCGCTCTTTTGCTTGTCGGCTTTGATATTGCCTGCTGGGTCCATCTTTAGTTCCACATTTCCAAGCGCCCAGCGTAAAACGGGGTCGCCATCATGCCAAATTTTGCCTGTTCGCGTCAGAACTTCTAGCTGTTTTGTCGGTGAACTCATCGAAACAAAACCCTGACCAAACGGCACTAGCGGCACGCCGTCATCAACCAAGTCGATGGCAATTTGCGTGCTGTTGTATCGGTCGAACGCTATTTTTTGGACTTGGTAATTGTGCATAATGCTGTTTTCGTCAGTTACTTGGCCTTCGGGCTTGTTCATCACGCCACTCACGACGCGCCGAATGCTGGCGTAATCGGTTACGTTGCCGTCGGTCAAATGTACGTTCGGCAGCTCTCGAAAGGTGCGGTAAATGTGCGCGGGGTCACGTTCCAACACTTGGTCAACGGTATCGCTTGGTAGAAAGTAATGGCCGCGAACATGGTAACCGCCGTCATCGGGATAAACCATAACAAGCGCCGTCATGTCGCTCACGCTTGCAAGGTCGAGGCCGCCAAAGCACGGCAGGCCGTCGAGGTTTGCCTCGCGTTTGTTGCGCATCCAAATTTCATCCTGTATCCAAGTCTTTGAAGCCGTCACCCATTGGTTTAGGTGCTTGGTTTTAAATTCCACTTCGCGCGATCCGCCGAGGTTGATGGCTTGCTGTAATTGCGATTCCAAAAGCTGCGGACGTAACGCCGTGCCAAGTGACGGATTGGCTTTTATCCATACGCTGCTGTCGGTCCAGTCATCATCTTCATCGAGTTCGTAAATAATAGCGAACTGCGCGTCATCGTGTTTTATGCCGTCTAAAATTTCTTTGCACGTCTTTTGCAATTCGTAGCACGGCGATTCGCGGTTAAAGCCTGCCGTGGTGATTGTAAGATGCAACGGATTGCGGCGCGCCTGCATACCTGACCGCAGTACGTTGGCCACGCCGTCGGTTGGATGTGCGTGATATTCGTCGATGCCTGCAAAGTGGATATTGAGGCCATCAAGCGTATCGCGCTCCGCACTTAGGTACGTGCACCGCGCCGAAAGCGTCGGCGCTTTGATGTCGTGTTTTCCTGCTTTGAGGTGCTTTCTGAGCGGCGGCGAAATGGAAACCATCCGCTGCGCTTCGTCGAATCCGATTTTTGCTTGGTCTTTCTTAGTCGCTGCAAAATAAACCTCAGCAGCTTTTTCTTGATCAAAGAATAAAGCAGCGAGCGCAGCGCCCGCCATAAGAGTCGTTTTGCCATTCTTGCGAGCAACAGTAATATACGCATAGTTGAATCTTCGTGTTCCGTCTTCACGAAACCAGCCGTAAAGATTCCACAATATAAACTTTTGCCACGGAAGCGGGTCAAATGGCTGGCCGTCCCATTCTCCAACGGTATGCCGAATGGCGCGTTGAAAAAAGGTGATGTAAGCCTGCGCGGTATGCGCGCGGAATTCGAGGCCGCGTTCCTCGGCAGTATCGAGGTCGGTGAGATAGCGTTCGCACGCTTTGCGCGTGTACTTACTCGCCGCCTGCTTTCCGTGGACTACGTCAAGCGCGTACTGGTGCGCTTCAGATTGATGCATCTTTGAACGTCAACAATTCCTCGAGTTCGTCATCCAGCTCAACGTCAACTTCGATGCGCTTGCGTGCCGCTGGCGTCATGCCTAATTCCTTCAAAACTACAAGATATTTGCTCCGCGATTCCACTAGCATTTGATGCTCAGGGCGGTGCTTTGTCATCGTACCACCGTCGCGGTTGGTAAATTCGTACGTGTAGCCTTTTTCGTCAATGATGGCTTGCAGCTCGCGAACTTCAACTGTAAGGCAGGCCGCCATTTTTAACAGGTCTTCATCAAGTTCGCCGATATGTCGCGCGCTGCGCAAACTCTGCTTGATCCGCGCGTACGCAATCTTTTGCTTGTCTGTTAATTCGTCCATGCGATAAAGGTAAAACCAAATCGGGAAGAAAGGTCACAAAAAAACGGCCTCGGTTACTACGGCGATGCTACAGATTTTGTCTCTGATTTTCCAATAGGGCTACCCCTCATGCGCTTCGCGTCCGCTCTTAGCGTTGTGGCATCGTGTGCACATGGACTGCCAATTAGCTGAGTCCCAGAACTCACCGCCCAAACGCACGGGCTGGATGTGGTCCACGACTGATGCAGGCCGCCCGCAGTCCACGCATTCAGGATGGTTGCGGATATATGCGGTGCGTGCTTTACGCCAAGCATTGGACCAATATCGCGTGTCTTGTGGCCGTTCTCGCTTGCGTCCTTTGCGCCGTGGGTCAGGCGTCTGCCGTCTCGGTATCGTTGGCATCACTAAATTAAATAAGCTTCTCGCTTCGTCAGTTCATGGAGCACAGCATTCAATCGTTTTAATTGGTGTTCGTGAATTGTTTTCTTATTGCTGTCTGCATTGCAGCGTATGATTGCACGCCGTGCGGTACGCAGTAAGTTAATCACGCGTTCCTCTGTCAGCCATATCATTTCGGTTTCTGTATTCTTGATATAAGCGCCGATATTTATCTCTGAGTTTTCTAAGGTCAGTTCTGCTAAGTTGGCCGCCTTTTCGAGCTTCTCGCATAAGCTGCTCACTTCGTCCTCGTTCCACTCTTTCCAACGCTCTCCCAAATAGATATTGTTCGCCTCTGCCGAACTTTCCGAAGCGGTTGCAATATCGGCATTGCGGAGCGACATTGCGCTCATCATAGCGTAAACTTTCAATTCGTCTGCCGATAAAGTGCCCGCAATCGCACTTTGCAATCGGGAAAGATCTCTCACACGTAATGCAGGTGAGTTGTCCGTGACTGTCTGCGCGTGAATGAAGGATGTATTTGCTAAATACCTCATCTGTTTGTCTCTTCAGGGTTTTCTTCGTTGGTTCCTTTGGCATGGCCTAAAATTACATCGCGCACCTTTTGCTTGAGTTGCTCGCGCTCTTTGCTGCCTTCTTTGTACAGTGGCCAGCTTTTGGATTTGCGTGCGTTGTCTGCGATCCGTTTCTGATATGCCGCTTTTTGCGTGCTGTATCGTTCCTCGCAAAACTTCCAAAATCGGTGATTGTATTCTGCTATGTCGGTGTGATGCGGCACGCGGCCGTTATTCTCTAAAAACAACTGTTTTTCACGCGGATGCGGTTTGTATCGCATCATAGCTTCGTTTCCATACACTTCGTTAATGATGTGGCGTCGTCCTTGCATCAGGTCCAGCCAAAAGCGTTCAAGGTTAGTCATTGACAGCGTAAATTATGATTTCATCATCTTCGATGTCATTACAATGAACCACACCTTTTTTTTGCTCTAAAACTGAAGTAGTGTATGTAGTCCAGTCGCCTTTGAGACAATTGCGGCGCAATGCAATTTGATTTTTGTTAACTCGTGCAATGATTTCACAAATGACCCTGTAATTTCTCAATTTATTAGCCTGCAAATGCAAAATCTCTCTCTGAACTTTTGTTGTTGGAATGTTGTCAATGTCAGCAAGCGTCTCTTCCATAAGCTTGTGCGCTATGTTAGTAAGCTGCTGAAATTTGTCAAATGCGTTGTTAGCATCACTTGCTAAATCGTTGATGCTCAAAATTTCGTTGTCTACGTTCATGATTATTGTTGTTTAGTTTTTGCTCGTTTCTCCATTTCCTCGCGTTCGGTGTATGTCAATCGGTCTTCGCCTTTGAGCCATTCGGGTCGGTTGACGCGTGCGGCGATTGGGTTGAACTCGGTGCCAAATTCAGGCGTAATGTATCGCAAGGCTTCGGCGGTTTCGCGTTCGTACTGCTGGCGCTCGTTTTCGCGGATCGTGTTTACTACTGGCGCTTTTAGTTGCTCGTATTTGGCAAAGCACTCGACGAACTGTGCAAGCTTCAGACGCTCGTAATACGGTCCAAACGCCTCTTTTGCCATCATATAGCAAGCGAGCCGCCAATCCGACAAAGTGAAACAAGGGTACGTGTGCAGGAGTTCATTGACGGTCATTTCGATTTCTTCAGGCGTCGAAAGCGTCTTGTTTGCGTCTATAAACTTGACGGTTCGCGTGATCATAGCGATCAGCGCGGCGCGTGTTGGCTGTTCGTTGTACTTCAGCGCGGTCTTTACGTTCGTGCATTTAAAGCACGTTTCTACGGTCAGTTGTGATGCGTCC